AGGCGGGGCCTGGGTGGTCGTGGCCGTGGCGGTTCCGCCGCCCGCCGTGGGAGGCGGGGTCGCCGCGGGGCGCTGTTCGGCGTCGAACATCGCCTTGAGGGACGTTCGCTGCTGTTCGGTGATCGTGGCCGGGTCAAAGCCCCTGGCCTGGAGCCATTGCTCGAAGTTCACGGTGATGCCTCCGCTGTTCTGTTCCTGTTTGGCCGCGACGCTCGCGGAGGTCGCCCCGTCCGCGCCCAATGCCACGAAGCTGATTTCCCGGATGACGGCGCCTCGGGCCACCATCAGCGGCCCCTGGAAGCGCTTGCCGTTGACCGTTACGCTTTCCCCGGCTTCAACCCGCTCCATGCGGGTAGCCGAGGCCCCGATGCTGGCCTGCCAGGGAAAGCCGTTCTTCCCCAGGGCAACCACCTCGGCCGCGTCGGCGTTGTCGCTGCTGACGATCCCGCTGGCCTTGATGCGCCGCTCACTGATCTCGACCGCAGTGGAGTGCCCCACGATGCGGGAGGTGTCGTGATCGCGCAGGATCGGCATGGACTGTCGGGGGGACGTGGCACCAGCCAGGTCAACCACGACGGGCAGATAGAACCCCATGACTCGCATGGCCCCGCCTGTGTAGGCGATGATCGAGAAGGTCGGCCGCCGAGGGGCTTCCCCCTCTGCCGTCTCGGCGGCCTCGATCAACTCGAACCCCTCGGAAGCCCCGCAGATGCGGAACTCTTCCGGGGCGCTGGCCAGGATCAGGCGGTCGTCAGGTTGACGCATTGGCCTCTTCCTCCTGCGGTTGCTGTTGCGGGGTCGGGGAGGCCGTCGCCGGTGGCGTGATGCCCAGGTCGCGCATCAGGTCGAGTTCGCGTGCCCGCTGACGCAGGAACATCTCCCAGTCCTGCCCGTACTCCGCGAGCAGTTCCGCCAGGGTTGTCGTCCCGTTGGCCAGCCGTTCCGTGTCGGCCGCGGCCTCTTTTTGTGGGTCGATGGCCTCGAAGCCGGGCCAGTACCATGTGTGCGGGAGGCGGTCGAAGCTGATGCCGTCCGGCAGGGCGGGGAGCAGTCCGGGGATCATGACCGCTTCGTCGAGCCAGGCCCGGAAGACGCGCTCCAGGACGGCACGACGGCAGTGGTTCCGCTCGACGCGGATGGCCCCGCGGTAGAGCAGGTGGTCCAGCCGGGCGGACGAGTAGTTGTAGGGTGAGGAGTCCCCCGCCACGACGTTGAAGGGCGCGTTGACCGGCCGTCCGATCTCCTTCAGCAACTCGCGCTTGAACTCCTGGTACTGCGTGGTCGGATGCTCCGCCTTGAGCTGGCTCATCTTCGTGCCGACCGGCAAGGCGGTCATCATGCCGCGCTCGATCTCCAGCGTCTCGAACGGGGTCGGCTCGACCGTCTCGGCGTCGGGACTGGCCTCGGTTTCGAGCAGGGCCGCGAACAGGGCCGCCGTTTCCGCAGCAGTCAGGGTGGCCAGCGTGTACCGGCGCAGCTGGGCGAACAGGGGCAAGCTCGACGTGATCTCGGGGATGCCGCGCACCTGGCCAGGGCGGTCGCAGCGGAACCAGTGAACGACCAGCCGGGCGGGATAGCGCTTGTACGAGAACGGCAGCACGCGGAGCAGATCGCCGGGGTGCTCGTCGAGGATTGTGTAAGCGACCGGGTTGCCGACACTGTCATACTCGATACCGTCCAGTCCAGCCGTTGAGTGCAGGGGAGTCCCAGCGGGGTCCGTCACCTGATCGCACTCGATCAGTCGCAGATCGAGCTGAACCGAGGTCGGCAGGAGGGGGTTGGTTGTGAAGAGGCCGAATCCCTCGCCATCGCGGCTCTTGGCCTGCTTGAGGGTATGCAGCTTCTCGGCCAGGCCGACCGCTTCCGCCCACTCCGAGAAGGCCGCTTCGAGTTGGCGATTGAAGACGGTGTCTTCGGTGATAACCTGGAGCGTGGGGCCGGTGCCCACGAGGTCATTGGCCAGGGTGAGGATCAGCCCTTCCGCGTAACCGTTGTTGCTGAACTCGTACCGGGAGCGGTTGCGAAGCCGCTGCCGCACATCGAGGCTGTTGGCGGCGGCGGCGCTGAGGGAATCGGTGTTTCCCCAATGGCGGCGGTTGTCGTCGTTGGTCTGGGCGGAATCGTAGCGCGCCCGAATCGTGCGCTGCTGCACGACGGGTGCAGGACGGCGGAACATCTTTGTCAGCCATCCAAACACGGACGAGCCCCTACGCTGCCCCCGGAGGGACCAACTTCGTGAACCGAAGCCCGCGCGACTTCCGCTCAACACCCTCGGACTGCTTGAGGTACTGGTCGGCCTTGATCAGGTCGGTCAGGTCGTGGGCCTTGACCCGCTCGCCGGCAGCGTTCTGCGCCTCGGCGGGGTTCGAGGCCACAGACTCGATGGTGTCGGTGAGATCGCTCATGCTGTGAGATTACCCGGCAGCATGGCAAAGGGCCGAATCTCAGAAGTGAGAATTTCTCAAAAGCGAGAAGACTGAGCCTGCTTCTGCATGTCGCGAAAGCTGACCTTCTTCTTCTCCCTGGGCTTGTCGTTGGGCAAGGTTTCCAGGGCGCACCCCTGGATCGAGGCCGCCACGGTGCAGCCCACAAGGCAATCCAGCCAGTGGTTTTCCCGTCCAGGGATCAGATCCCACACGTCGATGACCCGACTGCGCGCCTCGACCTTCTCCCGCTTCTCGCTGGTGAGATGCTCGCTGAACAGCCGGTGCGGATGCGGTCTGTCACCCCACAGGGTGAGGCACCCCTTGCTCGGCTGCGGCGTGGCCAGGCGATATTGCAAAAAACTCTTCCAGACATTGCTGTCGAACAGGACGTGCTTGCTGACGATCCAGTGATGCCCCTTGCGCTCGCCGGGCTTCTTGACGAACTCCGTGATCGACTTGGCCGTGGGGCCGAAGAATCGTCCGTGCGCCGGCAGCACACTGCCCAGGTTGGCCTGTCTGATCCACTGCTTGACCGTCTCGCTCTGCCAGTTGGCATCGACCAGGAGCCTCTCGATCTTCAACGTCTGGCCGTCCTCACGCTCGAAGGACCGTTCGAGCAGGTGCCCCACGAGCATGGACAGGCCCCGGTATATCTGGGCCTCCAGCCCCGGTACGGCCGTGGCATCGGCAAGGGTGGGGTTTGCGTCACGCAGGCTGAAGTACTGCCTCCGCTGCTCGGGGAAGGTGCCGTAGTCCACGACGTGGCCCGTGAATAGGTCGTCCCAGGCACACACCGCCCAGAACAGCATGTCCTTCTGCACGTCGATGAACGCGGTCAGTCGCACAGCCCACAGGGGCACCTTGCCGCGCGGCAAGCCGTTGGTCTTGGCCGCGATCTCGTCCGCGGTCAGCAGGTCATCATCGACCTCATCGACCACCGGGTCATTCTGGTACTCGGCCGCGAATGCCCTGGGATCGCGGCAGTACAGGTGCAGGGCGTGCTGGACGGCCGACACTTCCCACGGCAGCTTGCGGGCGGGCCAGGAGGGGACAGCCCCGGCGTCGAGGACCTCGCGGTGCAGGAGGTAGTGTTCGTTGGCCTCGGCGAAGTCGGGCGGCTCCTTCTGGGCACAGTGCCGGTACACCTCGAAGTAGGCATCCCAGGCCCCCATGTTGGTCGGCATGGAGGTCATGAGCTTGGTTCGCTCGCCTCGCCACAGGGGATGCTTCGCGCGATCCAGGATGCGGTCCACCATGTCACCGGGGCGGATCACGGTGCAGGGCATGACGGCCGAGATCGTCTTGCCCGGTCCCGCCATGCCCAGGACGGCCCCGCTGATGAGTTCCTCGCGGCTGGCGTTCTGGCTGGCCGATCTCGCGCTCTCGTCCGTCTGGGGATCATCGAGTAGCACAAGGTCGGGCCGAATGCTCTCGCCGGTGGTCAGGGTGAGCAGTGATCCGCGGATGCCATCACCCGTCAGCCCCGAGACACCGACGACGCTTCCGGCAGTGGGCACCATACCATCGGCCCGCAACTTCCATTCGGCCCCGCGCTTGGGCCAGTTGGGCGGCGGCGGGACCGAAGGGAGAATGATCCGGTCCTTGCCCCATTCGATCATGGTCGGCTGGCCCAGGCAGAGTTGCCCGCTGGCCCGGTTGGCGATGCCGCCGAGCTTCTGGACGGCGTGGCTGATCTCGGGGAAGTCGGCGGCGTACTCGGGCAGGAACCGGATGTACATGCGGAGCGCGGCGAGGCTGTCCTCGGCCTTCGAGGCATTGGCACCGATCAGGTAGACATACCGGCACAGGCGGTAGCTGACAGCCCAGAGGGCTGCATGGCGTGCCAGGGTGGACTTGCCCGACCCGCGCGCCATCGCGAAAGCGTACAGGGCGCCGTGGGTGGCCGCCTCCTCCAGACGAGCGATGGCGCGGAGGTGGTCGTCCGACCAGCCGAGGGTGAAGGCGTCCGGGTTGTAAGTCTCGCAGAAGAGCCGCAGCGACTTGCGGCAGCGCTTGCGGCGGGCCAGGTTGGCGATGGGTGGGACGGGGCCGATGTCGCGACCCGCCCAGGACATTTCAGCCTGGATAGCGCGGGCGCGTTCCCGCTGATTGGCGTACCGTTGCTCCTGTTGCTCGGCCGAGCGCGTCTTTTTTTTGCGTCCCATGCTGCCATTGTGACCGACCCTACCCCGAAGGCCGAAGGTCAAACATTCTCAAAAATGAGAAAGTCTGTGCGAAAAATCGGCTGTTCCCGCGAGTCTCGACTCCGTTTTTTCCTTCCAGAAGGACCCAAAGACCACCCCCAGGTGTCTGAAATGTTCAATTTTGATACACTGCTCGATTTCGCTACACTGGCGGATTTTTCGGCATTTTGAAGGGGGAAATGTTGCATTTTGCTACATTGGGAAGAGGAAATGGACTTGTCACAAGGCGAACAGGGCGGCGGGCTGGCCTGCGAGGCGCGAGGAGGGCGAGAGCGGAGGGCGGTCCGTGGCGACGGGAGACTGCTCCCCGCTGGATTTCCCACCTGCCGACTACCTTGAAAAGGGGCAATCGGTGACGCGATTCTGGGGGTCGCCGGCCACGGATTGCGATTTTGCATCCGTGGCGATCCGCGCCGAAATGGCCAATCCGTGGCAAATGGTGAAAACCACTGAACAATGTTCACTACTCGGAAGGGCTTCAGAGGGGCTGTTGATGCCTGAAAGGGGCGAATCGCGTCACGGATTGCGATTTTGCATCCGTGGGCGAGGCGGGAATCGGTGCGAGGCGAGGGGAGGACGGCCAGGGCCTTCCCTGGTGTACCGGCCCCTTCCTCTGGCCCTGCCTCCGGGTGGAGGCGCATTTGCACCCTCGGCCCTATCTTGAAAAGTGGCAATCGGTGGCCCGTGTCGCCCGACAGGGTGTCACCGTTTGCGGTTTTGAATCCGTGCGCCGCCCTCACTGGCGGACCTGGCCTGGGGCAGTTCGGTCTGAAAGTGGCCTGCCCCGTCCACCGATTGAAAATGCCAATCGGTAGCCCTCAATGGCCTTTTGGTCTTCTCCAGGGCCGTTTGCCCCAATCGGACACCTGAACATTGTTCACTATCCGGCACCGTTTCGCACCGTTTCGGGGTTTCCGTGCGCACCGCGTTGCCCATTTCGACCCATCCGCGCCGTTTGTGGCACTTTAGGACCACTTCCCACGGATTGAAAACGGGAAACGGCGCGGCGATTTCGGAGATCAGGACGCCACGGATTGCCGAAAAACAAGATAGGGCGAAGGTGGGAAATCACGACCGGCTCCGTCGCTGCCTCTTTCTGGGCAGTTCCGGGGGCCGACCCCGCTTGAGCGGGGGGAGGTCCTTGGTGGGGGGCTGGAGCAGGCTATCCACCTTGCACCCGAGGGCCTGGGCAACTCGCCAGGCCAGCTCCAGGCTGGGGTAGCGCAGCCCCAGTTCCATCTTCACGATGGAATGGCTGGAGGTGCCGGCCCGGACAGCCAGTTCGTCCCTGGTCAAGCCTTTGTCCTCTCTCAGCTCTCGCAGGCGCTCGGGGAAGCCAGGGATCGCGTTGCGTTCGGAATGGTCGGTCATGACTCCCTCCTGAAGGGGTGACGGGCGACCTGAGAGAAGTCTACACCGCTCTGCCGACTAGGGCAAGACCTGTAGGCAGAAATAATCTCAGGAATATTTTTCCTACCAGTGTCACAAACGGTGTAAATCGCCGTATAGTATATAGGGCGGAAATTGCAGGCTACCTGCACTTCCTCTCTGGGCGAGCTGGCCCTTAAACGGAGCGTCGGCCCCGGACGCAGGGGATAGCGTGGGAGCACGGCGAATCGGTGCCTAGCACAGGGGAGCCCGGCGAAGCAGGGCCTAGCGATCACGGCGAAGAGGTGATAGCGACCACGGCGAATCGGTGGACCCCCCGACGAGCGGCAGCCTGGAGCAAGCCCAGGCCGGGGAGCTGAGGACCAGACTGGCCGAAAATTATTTTCCTACTAGTGTCACAAACGGTTCCCACGACCGTATATATAGTAGGGGGATAATTGCAGGCTCCGGGACTGCCCACCAGGGCAGTCCCAGAACGACACAACCAGACAGGAGACACGACAATGTTGACCGCACTGCTGATCGCTGAGGCAACGAAGAGTGACAACCGGATCGTGGGCGAAGAGATCGTGGTTGTCCCCGGTAGCTGCAACTGGTTCGCTAATCTGGTGAACAAGCTTATGGGTCTGCCGAAGGACGCGGTGATCGTGACCCGGACCCTGCGGCGAGAGTAACACGGCAAAAATTTTTCCAAAAAAGTTGCCGACCAGTGTTGACAATGTGGCCGAGTAGTGTAAGATACTAGTGTAGTCAGTGGTGACAACCAAACGCAAAGGAGAGAACGATGAAGACTATCAAGACGACCAAGTGGGTTGAGACGGCCAAGGTCAGCGAGATCATCAGCCAGGCCCGCCACGCTGGGGCGACCTGCTACGTCATCCAGGACTGGATGCAGGACAGCGAGACGGCCGGCATGGTGGCCCCGGTGTTCGTGGCCTTCGAGGGCAGCCAGGAGATGGCCGAGGAGTTGGGCCTGGTCGAGAAGGTCGAGACGGTTGAGGTCGAGACGGTCGAGACGACTGAGGTGGTCAAGGTGGTCAAGGGCGACGTGGTCCTGGTCGAGATCGGTGGCACGGTGGTCAAGGCCGAGGTGGTGGGGTCTGGCAGCAAGCAGATCCGCCTCCAGGTGGTCGGTGACAGCAAGGTCCGCTACCTGCCTCGCCAGGTGGCCCTGAGCATGATCCGGGGCAAGGTCAACAGCCAGCCCCGGCTGCGACTGGTCGGCTAAATTATTTTGGAAAAATCTTGCCGACTAGTGTTGACGAATGTGGCCGACTGGTGTAAGATACTAGTGTTGAGTGAGTGATCTTTGACAACTCGGTACTCCGGTAGCCAACCTCCCAGGCGGCCACGGCTTACGAAAGGCTTGGGACTTACCGGAGGGGATGAGAGACGACGGACGACTGATCCGACCGGCAGGCTGTCAGGTTCGAGCCCTGACCGGATCACTTGGGCAAGGCACTTCGCTGAGCCCGAAACGTAAGGGAGACGACGATGAACGGTTACATCACGCTGGCGGTTGCTCTGCTCCAGAATGCCGAAAGCCTGTATCGGGCTGGCCAGGAGTGCGACGGTGAGGAACAACTGGTCGAGGCCATCAGCCTGCTCCGGCAGGCCGGTCGGAACGACCTGGCTGACTACCACTTCGAGCAGCGTATGAATGGCTGCCCTGAGTGGACCAACTGAGTGAGGCGGGGCAAGCGTAAGCCGGGTTCGCATCCGGCCCCCGCACTGGCCCGACCCGCTGTGGGAAGGGCACAACGACATGGGCCTTTTGTGGAGAACGGCCATGTTGAATCTCGTGCGTCGTTGGTTTTGGGTTCTACCGGGTGCTGCCGGGTTCACCTGCCTGGGGCTTGCAATCGCAAGCATCATGCACGGGGAATGGTGGTCAACCCTGGGCCTGTCGCTGGGAGCTATCTTCCTGGCGGACCTGGCTGTCGAAATGGAGGTGCGACAGAACCCTAGCTGACGGCTAGACGAGGTGGCCCCGAATCGCGTTACCCGGTGTCGCAACCGGGCGGGGCACTTGGGCGAGGCAGTGTGCTGAGCCCAACAAGGCGGCCCGGCAGGTGCGGTACACCTGATCCGGGCCTGGCGTTCTGTGGAGAACGACAATGTCTAACGTACCGTCGGATCGTTGGTCGGTCAACGGGGAAGCCACACCTGAGACGGAGGCGAGAGCCCCCGAGCGAGGGTTCGGCTGTCTGCCCTGCCCCTTCTGTGGGGAGCAGGACGCAATCATCGACCTGGACCTTTCGAGCTGTCGAGAGTTCCGGTGTCGAGCCAATGATTGCGAGTTCGGGACCACGGACGTTGAGTCTGTCATCGAGAGATGGCAGACCGTCCTGGCCTGGCTCAAGACGGCTCCGGTGAACGAGTCCTAACGGTCCAGCCCCCGAAAGCGTACACCAGGAGTCGCGCCCTGGCGGGGGCCTGCTGAGCCACCCTTGATGGGCAGGGGTGGCCGGCGTTACCAGGGTGTCACCGACACCCCCAACTAAGGAGCAAGCGATGATCGACCTGCCGAGCGAAGTCCAGGTGGACCGTAGCGGTGGCAAGGGCCACTGCTGGGCAGACGTGGATGTTGACGACCTGCCGGATAACATCCGGCAGGAAATCGAGGAGCAAATCATTGACGGCGGCAAGGAGGAGTGTGATGACTATGTGGCCAGCAATGGCCAACACTACCGCTGGTAGGAGTCATCATGATCGAGGTCCGCCCCTTCAGCGGGGGCGAGGGGCACGGCCCCTGGCTCCCGCTCGATGACCCCCGAGTGCCGCGCTGGGTGGGCACGGCACTCACCGCCCAGACGAATCAGGGCGACCAGGATATGCTCCTCTGGTCCGGCGAGGAGTGCTGGATTTGGCGGATTGTCGTCACTGCTCGGCGGTGACGCACGTTTACCTTGTGGGGGCGGCGAGACACCGCCCCCGCCAACTGAGGGAGAGGAGAATCGATGAGACGTATTCACGACTTTTATCGCAACCCGCCCCGCCTGGGGCAAACCATCGTCCTCTGCCCGGTCTATGATCGGGGCGAGGACGAGCAGGACTGGGCCTGGTTCGCTATTGAGGACGGCGAGTCCGCCCCGGCCGACGCGGACCCGAACCACACTCAGCAGTACGACGGGCGGCACGCCCGTGAAGTCCTTTACTATGCCGTCTGGGGCTCGGCCCTTGGACGGGGTGCCGGCGTCCTTTCCACCCACTCCACAGTCGAGGCTGCCAAAGCCGCTGTCGCAGACTTCCTGCGACAGTGCGACAACAATTCCGTGGGAGCCTGGGTGGAAAAGCCCTGCCCCGAGTGTGGGCGTTCCACGGGGGACGGGTGTCACTGCAACTGAACGGGGGACAACATGAAATACTAATGGGTGCTTTACTTCCTGCCCGACGGCAGGGAGT